GCGCTGATCGACGGACTCTGGTGGCCCGCCGGCGACCGTACCGGGCGCCAGGCGCTGTTAGCTTTGGCTCAGGACATCGACCAGTTGATGCGCCACGTTCGCGGGCGCCGTTTCTGCGTTCAGGCCGGTGGTAACTGCGGCGTGTGGCCAATTCGCCTCGCCGAGCTGTTTGAATGCGTGCATACGTTCGAGCCGGACGACGACAACTTTTTTTGCCTGCAGCGCAACTGCACGGCTCCGAATGTCATGCAGCATCGCGCTGCCCTTGGCGATGCGGATCGATTGGTCGGGATCGAAAAGCACTGGCAGAATTGCGGAATGCACCACGTCGTCAGCGGTTGCGATGTGCCAATGCAGACCATTGACGGCCTTGGGCTTGATAATTGCGATCTGATTTACCTCGACGTTGAGGGGTACGAGTGGCAGGCGCTACTGGGCGCGCAGACAACTGTGGCGCGAACGCGCCCGGTCATCGCAATCGAAAGCAAGGACCATTCGGAGCGTTACGGAATCCCGAAAGAGCGCGTAGAACGATACGTAATTTCGCTCGGCTATCGGCTGGTCGACCGCGTTCACCATGACGTGATTTTTGCGCCCGAGGAACATTGTGGCTGACCTGACTGTCGTTTGCCTGAACTGGCGCGACTACCTCGGTCGCGGGGCCGAGTACGTCGGCAAGCTGCGCCGCAGCGTTGAGAGCTACCTGTCGGTGCCGTACACGTTCCGAGAAGTGACCGAGACCGACCTGCCGGCTGGCCGTCGCGGGTGGTTCAACAAGCTGCACCTGCTCGAGATGTTCGACGGCGATGTGCTGTATCTGGACCTCGACATCATCGTAAGTGGCAGCCTCGATCCGTTCGTCGACATCCTGCGGGAAGATCCCGCGCGGATATGGGCGCGTGATGACTGGTCCTATCCGATCTCCGGGCCCCGCACTGGAAAAGAGGCGACGATCAACTCGAGCGTGATGCTGTGGCGCGGTCGCCGAGACATGGCCGCCGCGGAGCCGCTGATCCCCGTCACGCACGGCGACCAGGGCGTCATCACGCAGTTATTTTGGCCCGACGGCATCGGCCTGCTGCCGCCCGACTGGATTCGTTCGTACAAGTACGACGTCTGGAAGGGTCGGATGCCGGGGCCGGTGACGGTCTTTCACGGCGACCCGAAGCCGCACATCGTAACTGACGCATGGGTCGCGGAATGCTGGCGGTAATTCACGCCAGCCCGGCGATCGCATGGCAGCGCGAGAAGCTGCCCGCGATGATGGCCGGCCTCGAGGCGCTCGGCGTCCCGTACCGGGTCACGGATGCGCCAGTCCGTCAGGACGGCAGCCTTGCGATCCTGTTCGGAACGACGCTCTGGCGACGGGTCGAGACAGGCGGGCCGTTTCTGCTGGTCGATCGCTGCAGCTACGGGGACACGCGGCATTTCGTGACGCTGGTCCGCGACGGCCACGGCCGCCGGGGCGATCACCGCGTCTCTGAGGGCGCCTGCGCCTCGAGGTGGGAGCGTCATCAGGTGCCGGTGCGTCCGTGGCGCCACGGCCCTCGTGTGGTGCTGTGCGGGCAACATGCGACTTGGTCGCCTCACTGGCAGCGACCCGCGGACTGGTATCGCTCCGTACACGCGACGCATTTCCGACGTCACCCGGCCGGAGACAATCCGACCGGCCTGCCCGAAACCCGGGAATGGGCTCAAGCGGGGCTGGCGTTGACGCTGAACTCGAGCGTCGGGGTAGAGGCAGTGCTGGCCGGCGTTCCGACCTGCGCACAGGACGAGGGCGCGATGGCGTGGTCGGTGACGAGTCACGACCCGGCAAAGTCCATCACGCCCGATCGTACTGAGTGGCTGCATTGGCTGGCATGGACGCAATGGAGCTGGACCGAAATCGCAGAGGGTAAACCGTGGGCGCACTTGCTCTAGTCACTGGACCGACCTCCGAGCCGATCACGCTCGCCGAAGCGCGCTCGCAGTGCAACCTGTCGCACACGCTCGATGACGCGCGGCTCACCGGCCTGATTCTCGACGCCCGCGAATGGGCCCAGGGCTACACGCGCCGGGCTTTCGAGGCGCAGACCTTCGACTATTGGCTGCACGAGTTCCCGCTCGAGATCCGCCTGCCAATCGGGCCGGTTCAGTCGGTGACGTCGGTCAAGTATTACCCGGAGTCTCCGACCAGCCCGGACGTTGCGCAGACGCTTTCGGCTGCCTACTACGTGCCGGACCTCGTCTCGCTCGTCCCTACCATCTACCTCGCCGACGGCTATGAATGGCCCGGTACGTTCGCGCGGCCGAATGCCGTCGCCGTCCGGTTCGTCGCCGGCTACGCCGCGAATCACCCGGACCTGCTGACCGTGCGCCAGGCGATGTTGCTGCACGTGGAGGCGCACTACGACCGCGACCCGGACGGCTTCGAGGTGCTCATGACCGCCGCGGAGCGCAAGCTCGACGCGCTGCGCGTGGTGACGTTCTGATGCAGGCCGGACGCCTTCGGCACGAGGTCGACCTGCAGCGGGTGACCGTAGCGGCCGACGCGCACGGCGACCAGACGAAGACCTGGACGACGCTCGCCACGGTTCGCGCCTCGATCGAGCCGCTGTCAGGCAGGGAGTTCCTGCAGGCGTCGCAGGTCATGTCGGACGTCACCGTTCGGATCAAGGTCCGCGGCCGCCCGGACATCCGCTTGACGCCGAAGGACCGGGTGCGCCACGACGACCCGAACCACGGTGAGCGGCTGTTCGACATCCGGCACATTGTCGATTGGGGCGGCCGTGGGCGCGAGTGGCATCTGATGTGCACTGAGCGCTTCTGATGGAGGTCACGGTGCAGGTCAAGGGACTGGCTGAGATGGACGCTCGCCTGCAGGAACTCGGCGCCTTGGCCGGGCAGAAGCTGGTCCGCAGGGTGCTGCGCAAGATTGCTAAGCCGATGTATCAGCGAGCTGTCGCCGGCGCTCAGTCAGTGCAGAGGTCTGGTGCGCTGGCCGTATCGGTTTCCATGTACAGCCGCCGGCCGAAAGGCCGGGAAATCGCCCGCGTCGCGGTCGGGTCGCGCGCCCGGCAGAAGGTTGCCGTGCATGTTCACAACGCATTCTACGGCCGCCAGCGCAAAGGCGTTTTCTACGGATGGATGCTCGAGAAGGGGCACCGCGCCGGAAAGAACGGCGGCCGCGTGGCTGGTCGCCCCTGGTTTGAGCCGGCGGTACGTGCTTCCGAGGGGCAGGCCGTAAGCGACTTTGTCGGCGAGCTTGCGAAGGCCGTTCGGCGCATGGAGCGCAGGACCGGCAAGTCGGTCAACCCGGATTCACTGGTGCCCGAATGAGCAGCATCGAGGAAGCATTCCGCGCGAAGATCGTTGCGCTCAACACCGACGCCGCGACGCGCGTGTTCCGCGAGGTGATCGAGCAAGAGCCCGAGATGCCCGCGATCTCGTTCGTCCGCACCGGGGCGCCACCGATGCGCCGGCTGCTCGAGACCGGCGTGCCGGCCCTGAACCGCGCGAACATCCGCGTCGAGGTGCTCGCCGCAACGTCCGGCGCGGCCGAGTCCGTTGCCGCTGCGCTTAAGACCGGGCTCGACGGCTGGCGCGGCACGCAGACGATTCCCGACACCAGCCCCGCGCAAAGCGTCGAGGTGCTGCGCTGCGCGATGAGCTTCCAGGGTGACGCCTCGTTTATCGACGGCGACCTGTTCCTGAAGATTATCCAACAGGACTACGAGCTGACTTACCGCTGAGTTTCGCCACCGCCGCGCCCGCGGCAACTTCTGAGAGGATCGAACGATGGCCAGCATTTTCATGTCCGACGGCACGCTGCTCAGAATGAGCAACATGGCCTCGCCGACGATTTTCAACACCGTGCCGAACGTGACCAACCTGACACCACCGTCGCGCACGCGCAAATCGACGGATGTGTACGTCCACGACCAGAGCACGCCAATCACAATGACCGGCGCCTATGAGCCGATGGAGGTTGCCTTCGATATGGCATGGGATCCGAACAACACCTATCACCAGCAGCTTTTCACTGACCAGGAGAATAGGACGTCGCGCGACTACAAGATCGTACTGCCGACCTCGCCACAGAAAACGATGAGTTTTACGGCAAAGGTATCCGGCCTCAATCCGAACCAGGCCGATGCCGAAGGCACGGAGCCTCTCAAGCTTTCCGGCACTCTCAAGCTGTCCGGCAACTACACGTTGGCCTGATATGCCCACCGGCGCAGACCTGATTGCAGCCCTGAAACGGGCCACGCTGCGGCCGCGGGAAATCTGCGGCCAGCAGCACTATATCCGCGGGCTCACCGGGGCCGAGCGGCAACTGCTATCGCAGCGGGCGCGCGACGGCAGTCCGCTCCAGGCTCACGAGGTCGTAGCGTTGGCACTGTGCGATGAGCAGGGCAATGCGATCCTGTCGGCCGAGCAGGCGCTCGAGATCGCAAACACCGACGGCGCCGAGCTCGACGCGGTGGCGACCGACATCCTGCGGGCGTCGAAACTCCTTCCCGAGGACGTGGAGGACGCCGGAAAAAACTGAGGGGCGATCCCGAGCTGCTGATGTGGTTCAGGATCGCCGCCCTGCTTGGCTGCACGGTCGAAGATGTGCAGCGTCGGATGTCCTCGGCAGAGTTCGTGCAGTGGTGCGCTTTCTATGCGCTTGAGCCGTGGGGCTCGCGCGCCGACAACTGGCGAATGAGCGTCATTGCCGCAACGGTGGCGAACTACAGCGGGCATGTGAAGAAACCGGTTAGGCCGTCAGACTTCCTGCCGCGGGCGCAGAAGAAGCTGACACCCGACCAGACGCTGAAGCTACTCAAGGACCGGATCACAGATGGCTAACGTAGGCGTCACTTTCGACTTCGCGGCAGAATCCGCCAAGCTGCGCTCAGAGATCGACAAGGTTCGGTTGCAGCTTTCTAAGATTGAAGGCGAATCGAAAAAAACAACGTCTGCAATCTCTAGTGGGTTTAAGCAGGTCGGAGACGTCGCGCGTCAAGTCGGCGCCGTGCTCGGCGTGTCGCTTGGAATAGGGGCCATTGCGACCGCGTTCAAAAGCGCCGCCAGCGAAGCCATTAAATTCGGCGACGAAATGCAGAAGGCTGCTGCGAAAACTGGCATCGGCGCTAGCCAGTTTGCGTTGTTGGCCGGCGCCGCGCGAATGTCGGATGTTGAGGTCGGTCAGCTTTCCAGCGGTCTGCGAAAAATGCAGATTGCAGTATCGGAAGCCGGGACCGGCGCAAAGGGACCGCTTGAGGCATTTCGTGCGCTGGGTGTGACGTTCGAGGAATTGCAGCAACTCAAGCCGGAGGACCAATTCCTGCGGCTTGCGGATCAAATCAGCGGCCTAGAGTCACCAGCGGATCGTGTTCGCGCCGCCGTCGATTTGTTTGGAAAATCCGGTGCCGAGTTGCTGCCGCTGTTTGAGCAAGGCGCCGAAGGAATTCGCAAAGCACGCGAGGAAGTGGAGCGGCTCGGCGGCGCGCTGACGGATCAGCAGATCGAAAAACTCGCAGAGGCGGATGATGCAATCAAACGACTAGACCAGTCGTGGAAAGGATTCGCGCGCACGCTTGTAGCTGCTGTTGCGCCAGCATTGACTAGCGTTCTTGACCGGCTCTCAGGTAATACAGCGGGCCAGGTAAGCGCTGACCTCGGCCTTGCGATTGCGAAACTAAAAGAGCTTGAGCGCAGGCAGGACGTATACAGCCGTCCGGGATACGACCAGGAAGTCCTGGCAGACATTAATCGCCAAATCAAGGAAACGACAGAAAGAATCGCGCGACTACGAACGGAGTTGTATCAACTACAAGGCGAATCGAAGGGCGCGCAGTTTCGTAAGAATTTTCCAGAATTAGATAAACCTCAGGGCTATCTACCGGAGGACAAGAATAGGCCACTGGAGCTGCGCCGAGGAACCGGAATAGCTGCCGTGCTCGGCGACCGTGCTCGCGGCAGCCTTTCACTTGAGGATAGTCTGCAAGGCGCCGGCCGGCAGATCGAACGCGATCTCGACGTGATGAGCGATCCGAAGCTGCTGCGCGAAATCGAGATCAACAGCGCGCTGCAGGCGATTCAGGACGAGCACAATCAGACCATGCTCGGCAAGATCGAGCTATTCGAGCAGACCCGCCTCGGCTCGCTGCTTTCGTACAATGATCTGATGATCAACGCCGAGATGGCCAAGAACATGACGCTCGGCGAAATGGCTTTCGACCTCGTCAGGATGGCCGCGCAATCAAGCGGAGCGCTTGGCAAAGTCGGCAAGGCATTCGCGGTCGCACAGACGATATGGTCCACCGGGACCGCGATCATGCGCGCCTACGAGCAACTTGGCCCGATCAAGGGTACGGTCGCGGCGGCTGCCATCGCGGCGAAGGGCGCGATGCATCTGGCCAACATCAAGAAGACCAACATCGGCACCGGCGGCAGTCTGGCCGGCGTGGGTGGCGGCGGCATCACGGCCGCAGCGCCCGCGCTCGGCGACAACGTCAGCGGCGTCCAACAGCAGGACCAGCGCGCGATATCCCAGGTGGTCATCAACGGCAACGTGTTCAGCTCGCAGGAAACGGCAGAGTGGATCATCGGCCAAATTCGCGACGCCGTTGAGTCCCGCGACGTGGTTTTCATCTCGTCCAATAGCAGGCAGGCGATGGAACTGGCGGGCGCATGATCAAGGTCGAATTCCTCGCCAAGCGCAACCTCACCGGCACGCACGCCGTCGGCGATTCAGTGACGCTGACCTTCAGCGCGCAAGAGCCGCTTACGCCAACCCGCAAGGTATCGCGCAGCGTGCAGACCTCGCTCAGTGGCGCACGGGAAACGATCTATAACACTGGCGTCTGGTCGTTCGACATCATCACGGCACCAGTCGCGAGCGCGACGCTCGAGGCGCTTCTCGAGTTCCTCATGTCCACCGAGGGCGGCGAGCCGTTCACGTTCTACCCGTGGGAAATGCCAGCCGGCAACCCGTCGCCATTGCCCGATCGCTGGGTCGGTCAGCCGTTGACGTGCCAGCTTGACAGCGAGTCAGTGTCGCTGTCGCTGCTCGCCAGCCAGGGCACCGGCGGCTCGGAGGACTGGTACACGGTGCAGTTCACGGTCATCGAAACGCCGTGAGGGTCGACGACGAAAACTTTGCAGCCCTGAACCTTGCGGCAGCGAAAGCGCCGCGGTTCGTAGTGCTGATCGAGTTCCCGACCTCGTATCTGTACCTGCCGAGCCACGACGATATCGTCGGCATTCCGGCAGGGCCGTCCCGCGACCCGTTCTTGCGTGACGAAACCGGCGAGATCCTGACGACCGAAGCGGGCGAGCCAATCCTGGTCGAAAGCGCCGACGGGTCGGTCGGATCGGTGATCCTCTCGGCCTGTCTGGTCGAGCCCACCGTAACGTCGCAGAAACTCAATCCGGACCAGGGCCGCGCAGAGATTGGTTCTGCGTCGTTCGTTGCGATCGACAGAGAGGGCGCCCTGACGGCCGCGCTGCAGGAAAGCCTCGTCGCGGGCGACGGGCTGCGCAACAAAACCGCGCGCTTCTACCTCGGATTCGAGGGGCTCGAGTGGTCCGAGTTCCAGCTGGTCGCAACGCAGATCGTCAAAGCGGCCACCTATGACCGCGGCAGCTACCGCATTGCCTGTAACGACATCCAGCGGTCCGCGCGTAAGGACGTGTTCGACCTCGCATCTACCACGCTCGCGAGCACGGCCGAAGCGGCAGATACTGCGATCAACGTATCGGCCACCGGCGGCTTTGAGCTGCTTGCCCACGGCACGGCCTACAGCGACGCGCCAAGCTCGACGGTCGGCTATTTCAAGATCAAAGACGAGATCATCCGGTACACCGGCAAGACGGCCAGCACGTTCACCGGCTGCACCCGCGGCGCGCTCGGCACGACCGCTGGCCGCTACGTCGTGGATGGCGCGACGCCGGCCGCCAGGCGCGAGAAAATCACGGAGTACGTCTACCTCGAGATGCCGGGGCCGAAACTGGCCTACGCGATCCTGACCGGCAAGCTCTACGGCGGCTCCGATGTCCTGCCGACTAAGTGGCACCTCGGCATCCCCGATACGCTGATCGACGGCGATGAGTTCGCCGCGATCGGCGCCGACTTGTGGGATCCGACCGACGACACGGTCGGCATGGTGCTGCGGTTCGAGGGCCTTACCAAGCAGGACGGCAAGGCGTTCCTTGAGCTGGAAATCATGCGGCTGCTCGGCCTGTACCTGCCGGTGTACGCAGATGGCACGCTCGGGTTGCGCCGCATGACGCGGGTGCTGGCCGACGCTGCCGCGGTCGTGACGCTGGACGAGTCAAATAGCGTCGCGGTCGGCGAGATCGAGCACGACCTCGAAGGGATGCACAACGCATTTTCCGTGCAGTGGAACTGGAATGGAAAGGAGTTCACGCGCACGACGACGTTCCTGGACGCCACGTCGGCCAGCATTCACGGCGAGTCGCAGACGATGGAACTGCGTTTCAAGGGTCTGTATGGCGGCCGGCACACGGACGGCGCGATCTTCAAGCTGCTGGACTCCATCCGCGACCGCTACAGCGCGCCGCCGATTCGGACCCGCGTCGACGTACTGAACCGGCTGAACGTGATCGAGGTGGGCGACGTGGTGCGCTGCCGGCATGCAACCGTCCGCGACCTGAGCCAGCCAGGGGCAACGATCGACCGCAGTTTCGAGGTCCAGTCGGTTACGGTCAACCACCGGACCGGCGCCGTATCGGTGGACCTGTTCGGGTCGACCTCGACGGCTTCCATTGATTCGCCCACCACGCCTACCACGGCGCTGCCTGACGCGTTCTATACGGCGGCCGGCACCGACCTAGCCTCGGTCTGGACCATCACGTCTGGCGTCGTCTCAGGCGGCCCCTACACGCTGGCCGGCGGCGCCACCCTGACCGATTCGGCATCGATCTTCTATTACGTGGGAGACCTTACGATCCCGGACGGCGTGACCGTCAACATCACCGGCAACGTGCAACTCCGCGTGCAGGGCTACTTCACGCTGAACGGCACCATTGCCGGCACCGGCGGCGGGCCCGCCGGCGTGGCCGACAACGGCACCATGACGGTAATCGGCGGCAGTCCGGGCTGGGTCGGCAATGCCCGCGGGCTGGACGGTGTTCTGGCGCAGCCGTTCGCCTTTGGGTCGTGGCTCATTCGCACCAGGCGGCCGGCATTGACCGCGGGCCGCTACGCATCGTTCCCGTATCTGTCGCTCGAGGTCGTGGGCAACGACCTCCTCGGGTTGCCCGATGATCTCCGCGGCACCGGCGGCGGGCCTGGCGGCAAGGTGACGACGCTCACTGCATGGCTGGCCAATGGCGGCACCGGCGGCAATGGCGGCGCCGGCCTGTGCACGATCTCCCGCGGCATGGGCCTCGGCTCCGGCGCGACGATCACCCTGAGCGGCGCCGCGACGTCGGCCGTGGCTGCCGTGACCAATGACGGCTACGACCTGCTACCCGGAACCGGCGCGGCAGGCGGGCCGGGATCCTACCTGTGCCTGATCGACGGCGGACTGTTCTCGGTGCCCGACCTTACCGGGCGGTTCACCTCGCGGGCCGGCGTGGTGCAGGTGCCGAGCTACGGCTCCTCGCTCGACGGCCCGACGGCATTCAAGTTTGCAGGCAGCATGGTAGAGCCGATCGCCGGATACCTGGCAGACCCGGCGGTAATCTCGGGCCTCGACCTGTCGGGCTCGTGCCTGAGGATTCAGTACATCCCGGCGCCCGAAACGCCCGCGGAGGATACCGCTCCGGTCCCGCCAGTCTCGGCCGTCGCGATCACGCCAGGGACGACCGGGTACACGGTGAGCTTCGCGCCCGGAACCGGCACCCGCGACGGGACGGTGTTTGAGGTATGGCAGCACACGGCCTCGACGCCGTTCTCGAGCGCGACGAAGGTCGCCGAGGGCGCGACGACCTCTATCTTCGTCTCGCGCACCGACACGGCAACCGTCTACGTCTGGGTCCGCGCGCGCTACCGGGACACAGACGGCATTACCCGCTGGTCCACGCAGACGCCGGCCGGCGCGGGCGTACCGGCGGCGATCGTTTCGTCGGCTATCTACGCCATCGCCTCGCCCTCGGCGGTATCGGCGTCGACCGGCTCGAGTTCTGTCACGACGGCAACGGTGACGGCGGCCCTGATCGGGGCGACCGCGACGACTTACGCGTGGTCGCGGATTTCGGGCTCGACCTCGATCAGCGCCAACAGTGCAAGCGCTGCGGCGACCACCTTCACGGCGACGCCGGTGCCGGCCGGGACGACGCTGTCGGCCGTGTTCCGCTGCACGATCAACGGCACCTATACGGTGGATGTGCCCGTCGAGTGTACGAACGCCGTCGGAGCGCTGACCGTGACCGCGAGCCCAACCAGCGTCAGCAAGTCGGAGGACGCCGCGACCATCACGACGGCGACG